TGACATTGGTAGATATTCTGTAGAGTTCTCGCTAGATAAATGAGGTAACTATGAATCTATATGAGTTTGATGATCGTATCTTAAAAGAAAGAAATGGTAGGAAACCTGTATATATAAACAAGCATCTTGCTAAAAAGTTTAAGGACTTTTGTAAAAGTGAACAGAAAGAACCAGCTAAAGTGGTTGAGTATCTAATATCTTTAGGTATGAACTCTGTTAAACATTACGATAATCCTAAGGTGTCTGTTGACATCGAAGCTCTTTAAATAGATCTTCAGTATTTTTCAGCGAGTCCATCGCCTGTAACTTCTCGTCTGTAATAGTCATCTGCTTCTTGCCGTTTGGAAAAGTAAACAAAACCTTCTGCGGATCTAAAGCAACCAAAGCATAAACATCTAATGCTTTGTCCTCGTAGTATCTGTCTTTGGTAAACGCACCACGCCTAAAATCAAACTGCCATGACACTCTATGTGTTTGTATTTTAGATTGTGTTTTAACCTGGCACTTGTATAGCGTATGGTCAACGTCAAAGATGATGTCTGCCTCCGCGCTGTGTGGAACTATCAATACAGTATCAGCGTATAAAGAAAGTAGCGAGGCTACTAAGTATTCTCCAGATCGGCCAACTCTTTCAGATTGGCGCGGCATGGGTTATTGTGGTGCTGCTAACAATGATTGTTCTTTATATTGATCCTCTATTAAGCCTTGTGCCTGTGGTCCTGTTAGACCAATGCTTGTTAAAACAGCCACCTTTGCATCTATAGGAACGCCGCTTTTTGTCGCCCAATTTTTGAATGAAGCTTTTGTTGCTGGATTTGTTAAAGCAGTTGATAATATTTTTGGCATTGCATATGCACCTGCTGCAACAGTTATTCCTGTTGTTGGATCTCCAGTTAATAGACCACTACCAGTTCCTACACCTATGGCTGTATAAAATTCTCTTGAAGCATTACCAAAGGCTGTGTTTGAAAAATTGACCGACTTGCCAGCCTCTTTAAATCCTCTTGACAAGTTTTCTATATCGTCAACTTTTGTACCTAAGGCCTGTATTGATATTGGTAATTTTCCTGTACCTTTTTTTAGTTTTTCAAAATTGCTAACTGTTTTTCCTGGTGTAAAACCACCATCAACATTTCTTGTTATATCATAAAATTGTTTTTCGCCAAGTAATTTTAATTGGTTTTCATTAGCCAAACTTTTATTAAATACGTTACCTAAAAATTCATTAGCTTTTGATGGCTCTGTTTTTAAATTAGTTTCTAATTTATTATAAATTTTTTCTGATGGTAAATAATCTTTACCAGCTTGTGTTGTTATTGGTCTTATTTGTTTGTTAATAACATCACTACCTTTTTTATAATAATCATTGGCTAATTTTGCTGTTACAGCAACGTCACCACCTATAGATTCTGCTGCTTCAAACATATCGTCAGATAAAGCTGCATATAGTTTTTTCATGTCATCTAAATCAGGAGATGTGCCAACAACAAAACTTCCTTTTAATTGTCTTCCTATAGTAGATCTTAAACTAGCTAAGTCTCTATATGTAAGTTTTGGCTCTCCTTGAAAATATACTGATAGTCTGTCGCTTAAATTTTTGCCAAATAATTCAGTTAAACCCTTGTTGGAAAATCTATATTGATTTGCTTGTAATACTTTTTGTGTTTTGTTTAAATCAAAAACTTTTCTTCTAGGTATTTTTTTATTTAGTGTGTTATATAAAAAGTCTGATCTTGTTAAAAAATCTTCTTCAAACTTTAATGCAGCATCTAAAATTAAATCTCCAGCTGCCTGTTGTGATAAATTTGAGCCAGTAGATGTTAAGTCTGTAATAGCATTATCTAGTTGATTTATAGCATCATTATATGATTGAACAATCTTTGATCCACCAACTGTAGTTGCCAAAGCATTTTCTGTTCTAGCTATTTTAGGACCTGTGGTTACACCTAATGGTAAATCTTTCATGCCTAAATTTTCAGCAGATTTATAAACAGATTTTGCAATTGGATCATTAAATATTTTATTAGCACCTTGCCTTAAAATTTCTGAACCCTTTTGTAAAGGAAATGGTGTTAATCCCTCTATTGTTCCTTGTAAAGCTACATCGCCAGCATACTCTGATAGTGTTCTAGTATCTTCAGCGCCTTCGCCAAAGAAAAAACGCAATGCGTTATCATATATTTCACCAGCTACCACAGATCCTCCTGCACCACCTGCTGCAACCCCAACAGGAACACCTACTACTGTTGGTGAGGTTGTTAAACCTCCAGCAGCAGCACCTAAACCACCACCTATCAGTTCAGCACCAATTCTTCCATATTCAAAAACATCACCTAAATCAAAACCTCCTGGATTAAACAACGTTGGTTGTTTGGTTTTAGGATTTGTAAATACATAGTTACCTGAACCAAAAGGAATGGCATCTGGATAATACTTTTTGATTAATTTTAATTTATCTTCAGGTTTTTTATATGCAGAAACAACTGCTCTTATCTTTTTTGGCGCACCTGTTTCGTTATCTAAATTATCAAAAGACAAAGCGCCGCTAGGTAGTGGAGGTGTTGTTGTTGCTCCTTTTGGTAGTTCTAATGCCATGCTTATTATTGTACCGCTTGACCAGTATCAGAATATATCCAACCATCGCCTGTTGCATTTACTTCTATTTTTTTACCGTTTAAATAAGCAGTTTGTTTTGTTTGAGTAATTGTTCCTTTTGGCACTTCCATTCCTAATTCGGTAAATATTGGTGTTTTTCTGTCACCAATAGAACTTAGTAAGTTATCTAATTGTTTCTTGATGCCAGCAGTACCTCCTGATATAAAAAATTGTTGGAATCCTGTGGGGTCGCCAACCATACTTTGTAGTAAATCTAAATCTGGCCCAGCAAGAACACCAAGCTCTTCTAGATTTTTAAGCTCTAATAATAATGAAGTATATTGACTTTGTATATCAGCTCTATCTTCTCCCCTTGTAAGTGGGTTAGGTTGTATTTCATCTAATTTTTTTTGGAAAGCTAATATTTTTCTTTCTGAATTATTTACTGTGTCAATTTGTGTTTGTAAAGTTTTTCTTCTTTCTGGAGACACCTTAACAATTTCTTCTTCTTTTGGTTCTGTAACAACTGGTTTTTCATCTACCGCAGCAACACCATTAGGTGGTAAATAATCTTCTTTAGAAATCATGCCTGGTGTTTTTCTAGTTACTTGTTGTCCAACTTCATTGGTATATGTTTCTGTTTTAGGTTGCGACAAATAATCATACGCAGTTTTATACATAGGAGATTGTCTTACAGACGAATCTTGTTGTCCCTGTAAAAGGATGTTATAGAATTGATTGGAAACACCTTGTCCTTTAAATAATTCACCGCTGCCTCCACCCAACATACTCGCTGGCACGCCTGCCTGCAAAGCTCTTAGCAATTCCGCTTGTCCTGGATTCTTTCTTATGTAATCTTCCATGAACTGTTTTTTTCTAGCAGCCTCATCTTGTTGTGCAGATAATGCCAATCTTTGAGGATCGCCAGACATAATAGCAGCAGAACGACCTAATGTTCTTTGTAGATTTTCTATACCAATGTTTTTTCTTCTGAAGGCTTCTTCTGGAGATACTTGTTGAGATGGATCATAACCACCTATTTTAGTAAATCCTCTGTCTATTCCTTGTCCAAGGCTTTTAAGTAAATCTCCTATTGCCATTTAGAATAATCCTCTTGATGTTCCTGATAGTGTTTGTACTGGTGCTTGTGGTTCTTGTTGAAATAAATTACTAATTCCCTGATAAGCATTTAAGCCAGACTGTAATCTTTCAAAAGAACTTGGGTTATATCCTGCTGTTCTTTGAACCTGACCAGGTATGCCAGTAACAGCTTGTGACAACAAGCCAAACTGTTGCTGTGGATATTGAAGCGCTCTTTGGAACTCGCCCATAGAAGCTCCGATACCTGCTTGCTGTAGTCCTTGTTGTTGTTGACCTATGCCACCTAATAAACCAAGACCTTGTGCCTGTTGTGCCTGTAAGCCACCTAGTAAAGCAGCTTGCTGTCCTCTTGCTTGCATTTCTAATTGTGGTTGCGTTAATGCCGCTCTGCCAGCGATGTCTAACCCACCCATCTGTCTTTGCTGTTGCATTTGCGCTTGTTGTAAATTTCTTTGCTGTCCAAGCTCTGCGCCAAAGATACCAGCTTGTTGACCAAGCTGTGCTTGCTGTAATGCACGCTGTTGTTCTTGTCCTGCACCAAATATTCCTAACTGTTGTTGTCTAGCTAAGTCTGCTTGTGCCGCCGCTTGCGCCTGCTCAAAACCAGACTGTCTTAAACCAGCAGCTGTTCTAGCCATAGCTTCTGCATAAGGTGTTTGCGATTCAGATTCTAATATTGCAGATCTTGAGCCACCAAAAGCGCCTGCTCTAATTGCTCTATCCTGCGCACCGCCACGCGCTATGTCAGCTTGCTTTTGTATGTCTCCCATTGCAAGGTCTATAACCTGTTGCTGATACGGAGATTGATATGCGCCTATGTCTTGGCTTAATAAACTTTTGTATTGTGGAGCAGAAACTTGCCCTATTTGTGCCGCACCTGGTGCTTGAGTAGCTTGTATAGTTGGTGCTTCAAAACCAGTAACAGGTGCAATAGTAGGCTTAAATTGTTGTTGAGCCATACCCTGTAAGGCTTTGGTTGGGTCATAAGCCTGACCTGATTCAAACATACCTCTAGTGGCTTGAAACTGTCGTAACTGATCTGGATTAAAGCCAGCAACCTGTGGTCCTGTGTAAGGTATAAATGGCTGTTGTGCTACCCCTTTAGCTCTATTGTAGAGATCTTGCTGCATTGCAGCTGTTTGTGGGTCTAGTTCTTGTGTTACAGTTTGTGAGCCACCACCGCCTTTTGTTGCGGAGTATATCGACCCTAATGCTGTTAATCCTGTTGCCATTTATAAATCCTTTTTTACTATATAATCTTGTTCAAATCCTAGATGTTTTAGTTTTCTAGTCCATCCTTTTCTGCCACCGCCGTAAAGCCTTTGTATGCCAGCTTTCTTAGCGAACTCCTCTATATGAGGTAGCATTTCTTCTAGTTCTTTATAATCGCCACCACAAAATAAAACATTCATTGCTTTTAGCTGTGGAAACATTACAAACTCTGTTATGTATGCAGACTTTTTGCCTGGCCATAAATGGAATATTCCACCTCTTATTTTATCCTCTATGTCATCAATTGTATAGGAATCTTGATGTTTTACAGCCTTTGCTATATAAGGCTTACACCTTTCCCATTCAATCTCCCAAGGTTCTTGTACAACCTCTGGGTGTAATTCAACTATTGTATTAGTCGCCTTTTCCATACTCAACAATACTTGCATAAACAGTTAAATTACCAGCACGATCTGCTTGTATCTTTACAACATCGCCTTGATGTAAGAACAGACTTCTAGTTAAAAGCTCCTCTGTATCATATGCAGTAATGTTATATTCTTTAAATATAGTGTAAGTAGTACCTGCATTATCTACTGTAAAGGTAATCTTAGTTTGCTGATTATCATGGTCACATACCAAGATAGATTCAATTACAGCGCAAGTAAAGTCATCGCCACTTGGAGCTGTATAAAATGTTGTTAAGTCTGTAGTTGTAAGTATGCTATGTGCTACTTCTATACGTTGTATATATTGTCTTTGTGAGGATAGATCCATTATCTTCTACCTCTGTTTCTTAAGTTTAGTCTTATATTACCAACTTGAAAATCTTGTGTTGTGCTACCTGTTACAGTCATCTGTACTTGTCGTGCTGTAAACCTAGCATCAGTATATCCATCATTCTCAAAGGTAAAACTACCAAAGTCTGTCTCGCTGCCTAATGGGGTAAACTTACCTTTAAAACTTATTGTTACACCTGGCAATGTATTTGCTTCTTCGTCTGGAATAATTTGGTTACATTGCACATAGTTATCACCATTACCTAGTTCTATTGGACCACTTGTACAAAATGGCACATCACTATTTAGGTTTGGTGAGTTAGATAATGTTGTTGATTCATGTTCGTAAATAAAACCAGCTGAGTCTCCAGCTATAGGGAAATCAAACGCACCTTGGTCAATCCAACAACCTCTATCCATTGTTCCTACAGACCAAGTGTTTGCTAGATAGTTCCAAATAACATATTTATTTGGTAAATATACACCATCGCCACTTGGGAAACCCCACCATATTTCGTTAAAGTTAGAGTTATGCCCACCCCAGCACGCTTTCCTTCCTGGTACGTTTAGCTGATCGTATACATAATCATGCACATCACATGGTATTTCACGCACAACGCCATCATAAACAAAGAAGGAGTTTTCTCCCATCCACGCTAGGAAGTTACCAGTTTGTACTACTGATCTTCTGCTGACTGCTTTACAGTTTGCACCTGCTGCTGTTATACCATAAACAAAAGGAGAGCCTACATAGCTCATTCTATCTATACCAGTATCACTAAAGATAATGACATCGTTTTGGTATTTGACTGCTAGTAATGCTCTACCGCCTGTAGGTATTTGTACATCACCTGCTGTGTTGGTAGCTTTAGATGTCCAGGTGTTTCTATCTTCTCTATCACTCCAAGATATCTTCCTAGGATCTCCACCAGAACCAATAGCAACTAAATGCCTTTCATTAGTTACTAGGACAGCCTGACAGCCTGTAGGTGCGTTAGTTACAACTGTACCTATGGTATCAGCTGTTCCGCCTGAAACAGGCCTCCACTTGTATATCTTACCATCGCCAGAAAAACAGAAGATTAAATCCTCTCCCCAGTTATCAAAGGAGAAATGACCTGTATCAAGAGGTAATCCAGATTGACTTCTAGCATCGCCATAATCTTCTACATCATAGTGGTATGCACCATAACCAAGAGGATCATTAGAGGCATCATTTACAAAACCAGATGGTGTTATATCAGTCCAAGTGTTGTCGTATAAAACATAAACCTTTTGTCTTGTACCAACAGCTAAAATAGAAGCACCTAGGTTGTCCTTATAGGCATACATACCTATAGGTTCTCCGTCTAGTGCTGTAGTTTTTAGTTTAGACCAACCACCGATAGGCTTTAGATAGCCATTTTCAAAACGCACGAGATTGCCGTCAACCCAACGACCTTTGTTAGCATAGTCAGTTCCGTTGTTGACTATGCCAGCTGGCGGAGTTACAGGCAGTAGTGCCATTTTTAGCTATTGGATGATATGTAGCTTTTACCAGTCGAGATCGCAGTTGTATAAGATGTTTTATCATCTGAACTACCAGCTACGTCTGGAGTATCGTCATCTTCATCAACAGGTGCATAGGCTAAGACTAGTTCTATGTGGTCTACGTTCCTTTGTACCATATCGTTAATGTCAGACTGCTCCATGCCTTCAACATCCCAGGTTCCAGCGTTTACACCGTTGATAAGTGTTACGCTATCTGTTGCTGCTGTTAAGACTTCGCTTACTGTTTGTGCCATATTATTCTCCTTTTAAAGTTTGTATTTCGGCTTTTAATACATCTACCATAGTAGACAGTTCTTTTACTGCGTTTACCAAGTACCAAGTAAGGTTATCAGGGTTTACTGTTTTAACACCTGTTGATTCTTCAGTAACTGTATCAGGTAAAATTGTTTCTATTTCTTGTGCTATAACACCTAGCTGTACGCCTTCTTTTTTAACTACAGCAGAGGATGGATGTTCAAAATCAACTATTTCATCTTCTGTTCTATACTCAAAATTTCTAACTTGTATTTGTTTTATAGCATCAAGACCAACATTGTTATCTTCTATGTTCTTTTTAATTCGTCTATCAGAAGTAGTTGACCAACTAGATGAGTTATTGCCCTGATAAACTCCACCACCATTAGGAGATATAAAACCTGTACTATTTCCTTTGTCAGGGTAAAAATTATTACCAGCTCCAATTACTATTGCACCTGTTCTAGTGCTATCGTTAGTTCCTGCTAAATAACCTATATAAGTATTAAAACTACCAGTAGCTAAATTAACACCTACTTCCCTTCCAACACATACATTATAACCACCTGTTGTAAGCTGTGGTGCAGCATCTGTACCAATCGCTGTATTTACTGTACCTGTGGTGAGAGCATCTAATGAATTTCTACCTACTGCCACGTTTGAACCACCTGTAGTAGCAGAATCTAAAGCACCGTTACCAACTGCTGTGTTATCAGTAGCTGTGGTGTTGTTTATTAAAGCTCTATAACCTATAGCTACGTTTTCATTACCTGTAGTGTTAGCAAACAAAGCATTAACACCAACTGCTACATTATCGTAACCTGTTGAAGTATTATAACCTGCTTGATACCCTATATATGTCAGCCCACTTACAGCTGCATTAAATCCAGCACGATAACCTACTGCTGTGTTTCCAGTTTGCGTAGTCATTACAGATAAAGAATCTGTACCAATAGCAGTATTATTAAAACCTGTGGTAATTGCATCACCTGCCCCTGAACCAACTGCTACATTATTACCACCTGTAGTGTTTGCTGTTAAAGCACTTCTACCTACTGCTGTGTTGTTACTGGCTGTAGTATTTTGCTCTAATGCAGAATTACCTATGGCTGTATTATCACCACCAGTTGTATTATCTCCTAAAGAAAAAGAACCAACTGCAGTATTACGAGTACCAGTTGTATTAGCGTCTAGAGAATTAGCACCTACTGCTACTCCATTTTCACCTGTAGTGTTAGCGAATAAAGCATCTTTACCAACTGCTGTGTTGTTTGATGCTGTTGTATTACTTTGTAAAGCACTTCTACCAACTGCGGTGTTTGATGCACCTGTAGTGGTTGCATATAAACTATTTGCACCTAATCCTGTATTGTAACTAGCAGTTGTATTTGCTGTTAAAGATATTTTACCTACTGCTGTATTTTCAGAACCTGTAGTGTTTGCTTTTAAAGATTCATAACCAATAGCTGTATTGTTAGTACCTGTTGTATTAGTTGATGTAGAATTATATCCAACAGCAGTATTACCTGTTATATCACCACCAGTAAAGTTTTGAGAACCTAATGAACCAAAACCAACTGCTGTACTTCTACCACCTGTAGTATCTGCATCTAAAGAACCATGTCCTATAGCAACATTTCTTCCACCTGAAACTTGTGCTGTCAAAGCACCACTACCTATTGCAGTATTAAAGTTTGATTCAGTAATTGCAGTACCTGCTGCATTACCCATAATAGTATTATTACTAGCTGTAGTTACGCTATCAAAAGCTGTATCTCCTATGACTACATTATTATTACCAGTTGGATAATTACCATCAAGTTTAATTGTTCCACCATCTACTGAAACATTACCATTTACGGTTAAACCTGTAAGAGTTCCTACGCTAGTTATATTGGTTTGTGCTGCTGTAGCTAATGTACCTGTGATAGATGTACTTGCTGATAAGGTAGTAAAAGATCCTGCTGCTGCTGTAGTGCCACCGATAACAGAGCTGTCTATAACTGCTCCGTCTAGGTTCATAGCTACCGAAGTACCAGTAGAGCTAAATAATCCGTCAACAGTATCAAGGTCAGCGTTTAGCTTTGTTCCCCAAGTATCTGTAGATGCTCCTACTTCTGGTTTAGTTAAGTTAAGATTGGTTGTAAATGTATCTGCCATAAAATTTTATCCTTTAAGCTGCGTCTTGTTTGCCTAATGTTGTCCATGAAGTATCTGGATTAGATTGATCTGTCCAGGTTTCGCCTGCTACTATTTGATCGGTCCAAGTATCATCAGGAACAATTATATCTTCCCATTTTAGACCACCAATAGCATTAAATCCACTTGTTTGTGTAATTGTGGTAGCACCTCTATAGACGATACCACCGATTGCATCTAACCCACTTGTTTGTGCAAATAAAGCCTCTCCGACTACAGTAAACCTACCAGTAGCAGTCATGCCTGATACTGCTGGTCCAAAGACTACACCACGATCTATTTGTGTTCCTGTAGCTATTACATTAGATGTAGACGCTATCGTTGCAGATCCTAAATCTATTTGTGTACCTACTGCGGATGTTCCAGATGTAGCAGATATAGTAGCTACACCATCATGTATAAGTGAGCTTTCTGCGGTAAATCCTGAAGTTGAAGCTATTACAGAAGCGCCTGTAATTACGAATCTACCTGTTGCGGTAGTGTTAGAGGTTGCGGCTATAGTTGATGCGCCAACAATAACAAATCTACCATCTGCTGTTGCAGATGAGGTTTGTGCTATTGTGGATGCGCCAAAATGATATACAGGAGTTCCGTAATCGGACTTTCCGTATGTATATTCACCATAGCCTACTGAGGCCATGTTGTTAAGCTAATGTTATATCTAAATCGCCAGCACCAAATCTAAATACATCGCCTGAACTTACAGTCTTAGATGTTGTTAGGTTTGCATAAGCCATTAGATTGCCGCTTGATGAAGCGTCTAAAATACCAACTGCAACTACAGTTCCATAGTCAGCTGTAGCTGTTGGATATTCTATTGCAGCTGAATTAGTAGCTGTTGTGGGGTTTGTACCAGAAACAGTAAATGCTCCTGATTGTCTTGCATATGCACCACCTGATACTTCAGTACCACCACCTGTGTCTGTTGGTGCTACAGTATATAAAGCAACATATAATGTTCCAGGTGCAGTATAAGCATTACCACCAAATACATGGTCTAATACTTTATCTTCTAAGTAATCACTAAATCCAGCCATATTGTCTCCTAATTATTATTCCAATAATAAATGTTTTTACCAGACTTGCCATAAGTTCTTCTTCTTTGCATTAGAGATCCTT